ACCATCAACAACCGCGTTCTCGCCTACGACCGCGTTTTGAAGACCTGGGACATTTTTGACTACTACGTTTCCTCCTGGGCCATCTACAAACGGCACTCTCGTCGCTGGGGACTCCGGCACGGCCAACGTTTACGAGCTCTTCTCCGGCCTCGATGACGACGACTCCCTCATAAACGGCTACTGGATCGGGAAAATGGACGACATGAAGATCCCGAACCTTAAAAAGGCCAAGAAGCTGGTCATTCAGGGCGAAATCGGGCCTGACCAGACGATAGAAGTCAAAAATGTCCCAGGTCTTCAAAACGCGGTCGTAGGCGAGAACGCGGTTGTTGATGGTGGAGTTCGACGTTCTGCAGGCAATCAAAATCATGGTGCCGTATTCGACAACTGCGGCGGTATCGAAGCGGTAATCCGAAAGGTCAAGATTCTCGGAGATGGACACCGGCACCACTTCAGCCGAGATCTGGTTCAAGGTCAAAAGTCGAATTTGGGGGTCGGATTCGTCAACATCATCCACGTAATAGATGCCCTCGCCCGTTTCATACCAGGCTCGCCAATTTGGGATTCCTACCTTTGAAAAAGCAGGGAGGTTGGTGGCGGAGGTGTCGGTCTGTCCAATGTTCAAGACCCAGGTTTTGAGACGATGGAGGCAATACTGTTTGTCTTGGTAGCTGCCAACACCGAGCAAATCGCCTCCGGAGTCGGCTTGAAGAAATACGAAGCCCTGTCCAGCAGTGCGGGGAACGGATTTGGAGAAATCAGCGACGCCGGTCGAGGTGGAGTCTTCCCAGTAATAAGTAGCGGTCACCGCGCCCACGGCCACAGCATTGAAAGTTATGGAGTAGGCTCCAGTTGTGTAGTTTATGGTTCCAGTTCCTCCGGCGCTTCCCACCATGACCCCGTTACCGTCATCCACGAAGGTTTCGGAAGTATCGGTGAAGGTTACAAGGAAGCACGTGCGCTTGGCTCCTGCGGCCTTGAACGCAAGCGTGCCAGTGTAGGTGAGGGATCCGCTCGCGCCGATGCTTTCGGCAGATATTAGGGTGTAGTCCGACACCTCATCTTTGTCGATGTAGGAGCCGTAGACACTCGTTTTGTCTTTGCCGCCGGTTGTACCTTTCTGATTCCAAAGGAAGCTCCGGCCCTGGCTCATCTTGATGTAGCCACGATAGGCAGTCGAGAGAAGGTCAGTGATGCTTCCGGGGTTCGCAAGCATGATTTTGTAAATGGAACTATTGGGGGAGGAAAGGTACATCGCGGCCCCCGCAAGATTGGTGTAGGGTGCGAAGGACACATCCTCGGCGTTAGCAGCGACAGGGAGGGTGTTCGTACCGATTTCAATCCAGTCATCGGTTATTTCGTCGTAGTACTCAACTTTGCGTGCCCGAGTGCGGAGAAGCACCTGGGTGCCGTTGATTTTTGTACCAACCGCAAGGCCGCTCACTCTGCCGGCACCAGCGTCGGAACCAAGGCGGCGATGACCTCTGCGAAGAGAAATGCTGTCGGCCTCGGTGACCCAATTCAAAGAATCAGAAGCGGCGCCGTCAGGGATAGACTGCGCTTCGATGGAGTTGATGAGTCCTTTTAAGAAATTGCGGACGATGTGGCTCCGCATTTACATCTCGCCCACAGGCACTTCGACGGAGCCGTCCACTCCTGCGAATGAATTGTTCATGGAGCGCAGTTTGAGCTGAGTGTCCCAGGCGATCATGGCCTGGTCGAGGAGCCTTGCGGCGGCTTTCTGCTCGGGACTCATGCGGGCGTAGATGTCATCCGCGTCCATACCCATCATCACGAAGCCCGCTACGTCGTAAGCGAGGACAGGATGGAAGCGGGAGGGGGCAACCCAGGAAGTGGAAGCGGTGATGTCGCTCGTTGTCTTTATGTAAAAATTGTAGATGGTCTTGCTCGTGTTCACGGAACCAGTGAGGTAGTAATTGTCTCCGGCTACGTCCACGAAGTAGCGGTGGGCGGCGTTCCTGTAGAGGTGTTGCTCCTCATAGGGCACTGGCAAATATTCGGTATCAGTGCCAACAAGAAGTCTGTAATCCCTTCTCCAATCTGTCGGAAGGGTTTTAGCCGTCTGGTAGGTGTCGCCGACACTTGCGGTCTTTGAAGAATCAAGTTTTTTCAAATACTGCCAGGGGCGCATTTCCTCCCGTCTGTCCTTCGCCACGTTCAAAAGAATTAAAAAGTTATCGATGTCGAGATCGGAATCGTCAACGAGAGTAGTATAAAAATCGTACAGTTCTTGTCCGGTCATTTGAGTAAAAGTGCCATCAAGGCGCCGATGATTGCAAGACCGATAGTGGTTGCGACACCGACTAGAACACGCTCCACCCATTTGCCAGCAAAGCGCTTGTCAGACTCAAGGATGAACTCCTTTAAGTCCTTCTTGATCTCCGCTACGTCTTCTTTGATGTTTGCGATGTCGTTCTTCATGTCTTGCATATCAATCTTCATTAGATTTATTTCGTCGTGTCGACGGTCGTTGTTCATAATACATAGTGTTTCTTGGTGGGTGCTTCTTCTTTCTTTCCAATAGTTCCGAGCGCGGCTTGAAGTTTCTCGGGTGTAAGGGTGGCATTCAGACTCTCCTTCACGTCCTTCATCAAGGCCTCGATTTCGGAGCGGTCTTCAACTAATATCTTCGCGATGTTGTTGTAGAAAGGGTCAGCTCTCTGGGCCGAAGCCTCGAGTTGGCTTGCGGTTTCCGCCACACTAGCCGCCGCATCTATAATTGGCGTGTAATCGATAGGCTCTGGCTTGGGGATCCCCTGGATGGCGTGTTTCACTGCGTCTAGGGCATCCAGTACGGGTTTGAGATTCACCGCCTGCGGGCGCGATATGGTGCCAACTTTGACAGAAAGGTCGTGAATAGCTGAAGTCAAAGGACGAAGGTCAACGTCGGACTCTTTCGGAGTCGGAATGCTTCCGATTTCTTCCTTCAAGATACTGCGGACTTTCTTGTAGTCGATATCCGGCCCACCCGCTCCGCCCACGCCGAGATTCGGGTTTACGCGGTCCTGAACCAGGAAAGTGTCGAACTTTTCCCCGTAGTTCCCGCTCTTCGTGGTGTAGGCGGAATCGGTGTAGACAGTGGTTGTGACGAGGATATAGAAACCCTCGCCGGAGGTGTCGGCAGGCACTTGCCAAGCTTTCGAAAAGCGCCGATTTCCTTGGTCGGTCAAGTCTACTGTTTCTATGAGGGTGTCTGTCTTGGCGTTCCTGATAACAGCTCGAACATAGTAGGTGCCGCTATCCGTATGGTCTTCCAAGCCTCTCGCTATGGTGAAATACTCGCGAGGACGAAGCTGCATCTATTTGGCGTATATCGTGACTGTGGAAGTTGCGGTCGCAATGCAACGGATGGCCTGTACTGGAAGGTTCGTGTGGTCAAACACGTGAAACGTTGGCTGGGAAGAAGTGGTAAGTCCCACTGGTCCCAAACGGATACCAGCGTTCAGGCTTGAGGTTGCGCCAATAAAACAGTAAACGATGCCGGCGCCGTCATTCGAGAGCTTAGCGTAGCTCGTCACGGCTCCAGCGGCCAAGACAGTTGTGTCGCCCACGCCAACGCTTGAAGAAGAATTGGTGATACCGGATTCGAGACGGTTGAAGTCGGTGGAACCGAGTGGTATGCGTTGGTAGGAAATTCCAGCGAGGGCCATTACTCCAACGAAGAGCAAAGCGAAGCCGATGAGTTTTAGGATTTTGGTTTGCATGTGTTTGGTTTCCTCTCACCCCCCGCCCCGAAGGGCGGGAGAAGAGAGAAAGGGGTTAGTCAGCGGCTGTGACTTCGGTGATGATCCCGACAAGTTCAGTGGCCGAATAGCGAATGAGCCTTACCCAGGCTTCGTTCGCACCATTGATGATGTCTGCGTTCGAGTCGACTCCCACCAAAGTGGTGGAAGCGCCTGCGACTACTGCGGTCGATGATCCAGCGGTGGCATGTAGGTTCCTAAAAAGGAACTGGAATGAATCACCATTGGTGGTCAAACAATCGGAGTAGAGCGTGGCGGCCGAAGGCAGGTTCATAATCGCGGTTCCTGACGCGATGCCTGTCCAATCCGGCTGAGTGATCACAGCGTTGTCGCACACCTGGGCGGCGGTGAGGGTAGTGACGGAGCTTGAAGCCACGTTCAAAACCGAGCCCGTATGCCTGGGCGCGAACAAGCGAGTTTCACCGGTTGCAGTCATGGTCACAAAACTGCCACCACGGCTCGAGTCGATGGCGGTGGTGCCATTGACTTCGAGACCCGCATCGAAGCTCTCGGAGACGTTGTGAATCACAACGCCACCAGCACGGGGAACACTGTTCAAGTTCTGGCCGAAGAAGAAGCCAACGACCAGTATGGCCGCGCCTACGAAGGCGCCGGTGACGAGGAATTTAAGTTTATCCATGGTCGTTAGGTGTTGGTTTCTTTAGAAGGCGTCAGAGCGAATTTGAACATCCAAGATTTCCGCCTTGCCCTGGTTGAAGGTTTTCACTCCAAACAAGGTGAGGGGCAGGATGTTCATACCCGACTTTCCAGCCGAGACAGTGGAAGCCATTTCGACGGAAGGCTCCTTTTGAATCACGCAATCGATAGCTTTGTAGCGGCCAGCGAGACAGTGCTGAATCTGCTTTGCGGCAGTCCACACGTCGCTCGAATCAGAGCCCGAGACGGTCATGTAGGATGCGCCTTTAGCGCGGACTTCGATGTAGGTTGTTCCGTCCACGGCTACCCAATCTTTCACGATGCGCTGGTTAGCTGCGGACAACGCCACGTAATTGGCTGTAGTGGTAGCACCACCGGCGTTGATGAAGGCCACCAGATTGTCGATGGTCGTGGCGGTATTCGTCACTACCAACACGTTGCCAGCGGTGGTACCGATGGTCGTTACGAGCTGGAAGGTTACTCCATTGATGGTGATGGTGTCGGCATCAGTCGGCTGGTTGGCCGGTACCCAAGTCGCAGAACCCGTGAGGTTATTCGAAAGGTAGAGGTCAAGCCCCGCGTACTGTCCGATAGAAGCGTTCTTGCCGGTAGTATCACCGAGCAAAGATTGCTTTCCGGCAATGTACTGCCAGAGCACATCCCGGAATTGTGCAGAAATCGTGAGAAAACGATCGCCCATCGGGACGTTGTTTACGTCCAATTTGCGGTTGACTTTCGCGAAGACGTTCAGGACATTTGAAGTCGTGAGCGTGATGCCGTTGCCGGCAGTGCCTCCGATATCTCCGTCATCGATGGAGTCGGTTGCTCCCACGCCGGAACCCGACAAACTATGAGTGTCAGATACGGCCTGGTAGAAAAACGCGGCGTCGATGTCGTTTGCCAATCGAACTGCGGCTTCATCAGCCCACAAATTCGCGGCGGAATACTTGTTTTGGATTTTGTCGACGCTATCCACGTACAAGAGCAAGGCTCTGATAGTGTTAACGGTCAACTGGTCCGAGGTGGCGGTCAGGTCTTGAGCGGTAAGCGCAGTGCCCTTGGTGTAATTCTCGGTTGAGATATTGGCACGATAGGGTCGGTCTACGATTTGGCCGTCAGACAAAGTCGCCTTTTCCTCAAAGTTAGCCAAGCTTCGGAAGATGTTCGTCTTATAAAGCTTGTAACCCATGCGCTTCGACCAATAGGTCGGGCTCATGGCGGTAATGCTGTTTGCCATTTAGGGGAATTGGTTAATTTGTTCGTTCTTTGCTCGCTTGGTACTCGGAATACTTGATGAAATCTTCGGCAGGGAGGCTCTTCACCTCCTCCTCCGAAAGATTTTCGAGATCAAGCACTTGAGCACGGCTCTCCCCTCCCCGGCCCGAATCAGCTGATTTCTTTTTTGGCTGGACGACTCCTCGGAAGGAATCGATGCCTTTGTAAATCACATTCAACGGGGTATGAAGGAACTTTGCGTCATACGCGGTATTTCTCACGTCGGCGCGTATCTTTGCGAGCACGTCCTCGGAAATGTCGGGGTATTCCGCCCGGACTAGGGGCAGTACCTCGCGCTCAAAGTCTTTGGTAAAGGCTTGCTCTTCGAGTGACGCCTTGGTTGCCTTGCCGAGCTCCTGAAGTTCCTTGAGGTTCTCCAAAAATCCATTCGGTAAAGTAGGCGACACCTTCTTCGACACGACCGCGATGATGTCGCGCATAGCGTCTTCATCAACTTGGTACTTGTCGGCGAGGGCTTTTACTTCATCCTCTGTTTCCGCGGGCGGTTTCTGGGACAGCTCAGCAAGCTTGGCTTCGAGCTGGGCCTTTTCATCGGCCCAAATCTTTTCCTGCTTCGCGAGCTCCCAGGCGGGGATGTATTTCGGTTTGCGGTCGGGAGCTTCCTCCTTCTTCGCATCCGGTTCTCTGTCAGGTACAGCCTCTTCCTTCGGTTCCTCTTTCTTCGGTTCCTCTTTTGGAGGCTCCTCGGTTTTTGGTTCGTTAGGTGCAGGCTCGGGGGTAAGCCCCGCGACCTCATTGCCTTCAGCTTTGAGATCTTCGAGGATCTTTATATCCTCGGCATTCAAGCCCTCTAGGGCTTCGTTGACTTGCGTCATAAGGTTTTTATTTGGGTGAGTTCACATCCTCACCAGTTATTTCGCTGGGGTGACTAACCCTCAGAAGGTTTTTATTTACGTGAGTACACGTCCTCACGGGCTTATAAAAGCCAAAAAGCGGTATCTCGCTTAGATGACACCGCTTCAGGCACTGATGGAAACACGACTAACCATCAGTGCCTCACGTGGTGGCACCAAGCGTTGGTCGTGTTTTGTATTTAGTTTGGAAGGATCTAGTGGGCGAGGGCGTTGAAGCGCGTCACGAGGTCGTTGGCTTCGGCTTGGGTCACAACTCCGGAGACCCAGGATCCGTTACGTCCTACCACGCGGAAACCGTCACTCACGGGATGCGCATAGAACTTGCCGGTCGCTGGGCGGGACGATTCGTCTCTTTGTGGAGAGTCCTCGACCGCGAGAGCATCAACGGCCTCTTTCTTCTTTCTTGGCATGTGCGTTTCTGAATTTACGACCTTTTGCGGCTAGAGCGTAAACCGCGCCGTCTACCCACTGGTAAAAATCATTGGAATGTTTGAGTGACACCTGAAAGATGTCCACAAGTGCCACAACAAAGTGATCGATGTGCGAGGCGAATGTTGAACGCTTCAAAAGATTCTCGACAACCTTGATGTCTTTGCCTTCGGCATTCTTGATCTGGTTAAAGACGTGTTTCTTGCCGTAGCTCATGAAGAGCTTATCTGTCTCGGGGTTCGCCACAATGATCAAATACTCCGGGTGAGCATGAGCGAATTCTGAAATGGAAATTGTGTCGTCGAAGGTATTCATTCGAAATTAGAGTCTATCTCTTTCACTGTAGCATTTAGGGATGTGGACGCAATGTGGAAAAAGTCACGGAACTTTTCATACAAAACTTTGCGGTCTAGCAAGCGGTCACGCCCGGCATCTGGAAGAGCCTTGGAATCAGCGTGAAGAAGAAGAAAGCTCATATCATCGAGATCGTTCTGAATCTCTTTGAGCCAGAGCTTTACGCCCTCATGTTGTTCGAGGTCGCCGATGAGTAGGCTTCGCTCTACCTGCTTCTGCCAGGCGGCAATCGTAGCCACGTCGGCTGCAGTGCCGCCCTGATTGAACTTGTCGAGTAACTTTTGAATCTTAGAAAGCGGGTCCACTGGGGTTTAGATCGTTTGACACTGGGGCGCGGGGCGTGACTGGGGCGGCGCCAGGCTGGGAAGGATCAGAAGTAAGTTCACCCGGGGCTTCTCCTCCGAGTGGGGTAAGGCCGTTCATTACTGCAGCGCGGCCGGCATTCTCCTCGGCGATCATCATATGAGCTTCGGCGTAGGCCAGGAGCTTCTCGAAGATATCGGGCTTCAAGTCATTCGATTTGGCAAAGTCAATCACCTTCTGCACGAAGCCCGAGGTAGCATCGAGGTTGATGCGTGGTTCCTCGCCCTCGAGGATCTGCTTGATGGCCATACCAGCTTCTGCGAGAACATCTTCGGAGCCGTAGTTCTGCTTGTCCATGATGGTCTTAATGTCCTCTTCGTCGAATTCTCCGAAGCGAAGGATGTGTTCGGCGAGCTTTTTCGGATTAGTCTCAGCGACGAGAAGCGGATTCATAGTGATCTTGTCCAAAGCCGCACTTCTCTTCTGGGCTTTGACGAGATTGGTTTGCGCTTCAGCGTTCGCGGACACGGGAGAAACCGAGTAATCAAGGTTCTTCTCATCCTTCGTAATCTGTTCCCATGAGGCACCGAGAGGGCCGATAATCTGCACCATGTAGTCTTCGGGAGCGTGCTCGTAGAGGCCCCAGTCGAAGCGCTGGCCTAGTTCAGCGTAGCCCTGGGAGTAGAAGCGGTTCAGAAGGCCGAAGCGATCCGCCGCCTGCTGGATGTTACCGAAGTAGATACCAACCTTGTCCTCGCCTGCATTGCCTTGTTCGCCGGGAGTGACGCCACCCTTCTCGCCAAGAAAACCGTTCAAGTAATCCACCATGTTGACCACGATATTGGTGTTGTCTGGTGTCGTGAACTTGTAGATGGCGTTATTGATATTTTCGCCAGGAGCGAGATTAAATTGCACCAAGCCATCGGGCCGATACTTCAACTGTGAAGGATCAGGAATGCGATTGGCGTCAAAGCCAGTCATGTCCCAGTTGCGACGTTGGAGGTTCGACAATCCTTCGTTTAGAGTGACGCGAATGCCTTCGGCAGTAGGGCGAACGTCATCCCCAGGAGCCAGAGACCAAAATTGAAAGGCATCTTCGTCGGGCGCCCAGGACACGAAAGGCGAGAGTTCGGACTCAAACACCTTCTTCAAGGGCTCGAAGCGAACCCAGATACCGGATTCGTAGTGGAAGAGAATCCACCAGCGCGTGCCTTTGTATTTGAGCACTCCCTGAGTGAGACGAAAGAGGTCTTGGCCCACATAGTTGTTGCTCTTGGGATCAAGGCCGAGAGCCAGATATCTCGAAGCCTTGCCGTTATACACATCCTGATTCTCTTTGACGTCCTTCTCGTCTGTGCCGGAGAAAAGCTTCTTGATTTGAGTGCGGTCATAAAGATCATGGGCCGCCCCTTCCACGAGCTCGCGCTTGGTCTTGAAGACGTTCAACTGGAAGGTGAAAAGATGATCGTCGAGAAACACGCCCCCTTGAGGTTCAGTCACGAGGTCGTAGTGGTCAACGATGTCGAGACAGGATTTATATTTGGGGTCTGATTCGGCGTAGTACAAAAAGTTGGCGCGTCCGGAAAGGATGGCGAGTTTCTTCGTTAGTCTGTCCTTCATGTCCCACTTGCCGGTTGTGGGGCCAGACTCCTTCTCCCAGGCGGCGGTAACTTTCTTCGCAGCCTTGGGATTGTCGGTCGACTTGAACACAAGTTTGACCGGCTCGTCGATCTTGCTCATTAGCGTACGGACATAGGCCCGCATGACGAGCGTATCGAAAGGAATGTTAAACCGGCCTTTCAAAGCCGGTCGTTCCTTGCCGAAGTAAACATCCTCGTTATCGCGGATCTGTCTGAATCGGGGCTCACGATACAAAAGGCCGGCATCAATCTGACGCTTGGCTACCTTCACCGCCTCATCGGCAGTCACGCGCGAGTGATCATCCATGCTTTTCCAAATAGTCGAGTTCGGCCTTCATGTATTTTATGGTGAGTTCCTTTTCCTCTATTTCAAAGTTGCGCCGGTGGGTGTTCACCCATTCCTTTTCTTCCGAAGTGAAAGTGCGTGAAGCATGAACACGTTCAAGTTCGCGTTTCAGCACCGGACAACAACCCACACCAAACATCACTCAGCAAACAAACATGGGCCACCAGAAGGTAGTACCTGCATGCAGCGAAACCTTTTCGGCATCCAGATTGTCTGCGTGATGGGGACAAAACCGGTGCAAGTCCCTATTTGACTCCTCCTGCCAAAGATTCAGAATGAAGTAAATGGCAAAGATAAATAGTTTCACAAAGCTTGCCCCCGATGAGACCGTGATACAGATTTCCGGCTCTTTGATTCTCACGAATCAGGGACGACTCTTTGAGTTGTTTGTGGAAAGCGGTCGCGAACAGTGGAGGTTACTGAAATTACCCTGGGACGATGCCGAGTGAACCTAGGTTTTCAGGTTCTTGAACCCATCCACATGCCAGGCAAAACATCAGCAGAAAACGGAAAGAAAGGCGGACGGCCGAAGGGCAAGAGGTCCAAATCGACGCTCGAAAAAGAGGCGGTCCTCGCTGAAGTTCGTAAGCGGATCATGGCGAACGCGCAGCGAATTCTCGATTCGCAGCTTTCCCTTTCTCAAGGACAAACATTCCTATACAAAATCGAGAAGAAGAAAGAAATCGGCCCACGCGGCGGAGTGAGTTACAAGCGTCAGAAACCGGCGCTGGTCACGGCACAGTGGGAGATAGAGAAATATCTGAATGGTCTCATTGGAGAAGGTGATCCTGAGAACGAGAATGATCCGGCTGCGACGTACTACTTCATCACGACGAAAGAGCCGAACAACATGGCAATCGATTCGATGTTTGATCGAGCATTTGGTACGCCCACAAAGCGTGTGGAGATGACTGGCGAAGACGGAGAACCAATTCGCGTCCTCTGGGAGCAATGAATGTAATCATCCGATATAAGCCCCGCAACTGGGCGAACGTTTTACACCGATCTACTACCCGCTGGGTCATCATGGTTCTGCATCGCCGCGCCGGAAAGACCACGGCGGTCTTGAACCACATTCAGAGAGATTGCATCAGGATCCCGCAGAGCCAGTTCGGCTACATCGCTCCAACTTACAAACAGGCAAAACGCGTTGCATGGGACATCGTGAAGACCATCTCCCGCGATATTCCGGGCATCGAATACAACGAGAGCGAGCTCACCGTGAAGTACCCCAACGGTTCAAAGCTCTTTCTCGCTGGATCCGATAACCCCGACTCTCTCCGGGGGATCGCGCTGTGGGGTGTGGGATTTGACGAGTATTCACAGCAACCCTCGAACGTCTTCTCGGAAGTCATCTCGAAGTGTTTAGCTGATCATCGTGGCTATGCGGTCTTTTTCGGCACGCCCAAAGGGAAGAATGAGTTCTACCGGCTTTTCGAAGCGGCCAAGCTCGACCCTGCCTGGACTTTGATTTTCAAGACCATCGACGATTCTCTTCGGGATGAAGATGGGCCAACAATCGACAATCTCCGTTTAGCTCTCGAAGATGACCGCAAGCTCGTGGCACAGGGAATCATGACCGAAGACGAGTTCAACCAGGAGTGGTATTGCTCCTTCGAGGCGGCGGTTAAGGGTGCCTACTACGGCACTCAGCTCGCCGCGGCGAGACAGCAGGGGAGAATCAAACTCGTGCCCTACGACACTGTTCTTCCGGTCTACGCCGTCTGGGATCTGGGCGTGGGCCAAAACCTCGCCATCGGCATGTATCAGCGTATCGGATCAGAAATGCACAAGATCGACTACTGGGAAGGTTCCAACCGCGACGGCATACCTGAAGCTATTCGAGAGCTAAAGAACAAGCCCTATGTCTTTTCGAAGATGTTTGTGCCGCACGATGCGGAAGGAACCGAATCAGGCACCGGGAAGACTCGACTCGCGACAGCGAAGGAACTCTGGCCCACCATGCAGTGGGTTGTCCTTCGACGACTTCCAGTCGACGACGGCATCGCGAAAGCTAGAGCGATGTTCTCTCGGCTCTACATCGACCAAGCCAAGTGTTCCCGATGGCTTGATGCGATCTCCCAGTACCGTCAGGAGTGGGACGATAACAAGGGCATGTTCCTCGAGAAACCTTTCCATGACTGGACTTCGCATGGTGCTGATGAATTTCGCTACACAGCCGAAGCTGAAGAAGAGATGCGTAACGACCCGGTGAAGGTCTACCACGATGCTCCTCTCGCTCCCGTCTCAATCTACGAAGGCACCGACGAAGTTTCCCAGAGTCATCCAGTATTCAAAGGCACTGATATTTCCAAGTGGTGAATTGTCCACTGTTGACAGCTGGTGCGTATCGGTTTGAATTGAAGTAATGGGTATGTCTGCGCTTCGCATTTGGAAAGACCTCTTCCGCAAAGATCCGCTTCAGGTTTTGAAACGC